CCTAAAAAAATCTCCGGGGGTAGTAAAAAAATAACTTTTTGGCAGGCTATTGCCGGCGGCTTGATATGACTCTTTCTCATATAATAATTCGTATCGAAACCCTCCTATAAGTTTCGTTTCCGTAGTACAACGCATTTAGGCCTCCTTTATAGTGTTGCAAAAGTCATCAAGTCGTCAGCAATAGTCTGCCAAAAGAGCAAGTAAGGGGTGAGATAGTGGCAAGAACAAAGAAAGAAGTAGGGGATAAGCCGAAGCCGATGATCCCAGGAACCGGTCCGGAAGATCTAATAGCTGAGTGTGCATCACTAGCATTAAATTTAGCAAAGAAACAATTAAAAGATGGAACTGCGAAGGCCCAGGTGATAAGTCATTTCTTAGAAGCAGGATCAGAGAAATCTGTATTAGAGTTAGAAATATTAAAAGAGAAAAAATTATTATTACAGGCACAAACTTCCGCAATAAAAGAGGCTGGAGATTCAAAAGTAATGCTAGAAGCAGTAATGTCAGCGTTAAAAAAATACTCCGGCACAGAGGATTAGATATGAAAACTTATACGGAATTAATGAAATTAAAAACGTATGAAGAAAGATTCATGTATTTAAGAGAAACAGCAAAAGTTGGAGATCGAACATTCGGCGGATATAGGTATTTAAATCAAATGCTATATAAAAACCCACTGTGGTTAGATGTCGCGGAAAAAGCAATAATCAGAGATAATGGATGTGACTTAGCGATTAGGGATAGAATAATATATGGGACAATAAATGTCCACCACATGAATCCAATATCCATAGACGATTTATTGTCTGGTAATCCAGACGTTTTTAATTTAGAGTATTTAATAACCACAGATGCTGATAAAACACACAAACCGTTACATTACGGTGGAATGCCAAAAGTAGAAACTATAGTAGAAAGAAAACCATATGACACATGTCTATGGAAATAGGAGGAAGACAAATGGGTGAACAGAATTTTAAACGTAATTCAGAAGCATTGGAACCAGCACAAAACTTTTCAGTGAATGAAGAGCCAGAAAAAATCTTAGAAGAAGTAGTAAATGAAGAGACAGAAAAAAGCTTAGAATCAAAAGAAGATATGGTGTCGAATGTTCCAGGAGCGGAGGAGATTTACTATGTTAAAGTGATCAATTGTGACGCTGTTAACATCCGAAAGGAACCGAGTTTAGATAGTGAACCAGTAACAGTACAAACCGCTTCATCGATCATGAGATACCTTGGAGAGGCAGGAGATTTTAAAAAAGTGTTAACCGCCTCTGGAATTTGTGGATACTGTATGAGCTCTTTCCTATCCGAAAAAACAACTGCATTTCATACGAGGTGTAATAATGGCTGAAAGTATACTAGATACCATAAAGATAAATTTTACGGATTTAGATGATACTTCTTTTGATGCAGATCTGATACGAAGCATAAATGCTACATTAGCGACATTAACCTTTCAGTTAGGTGTTGGCCCAGAAGAAGGCTTTGTGATATCTGGAAGATCAGAAACATGGGATCAGATATACACTGACAAAAGACTGGCTATGGTTGAGGAATACGTAAAGGTATCTGTTCAATTAGCATTTGATCCACCTACCAATCAGAGTATGATTTCTATATTAGAAAAAACCATATCAAAATTGGAATTTAGGATTGGTGTAGTAGTAACAGACATAGAGAATAAAACTGGAGGTGCTATTTAATGTATATGTTGGCTGGAGAATACCTTGCTCAATATGGAGTTAAAGGACGGTCCGGAAGAAGACGAGGTTTTGGTTCAGGAAAGAGAAAACCCCAAAGAAAACTTTCAAAAAGAGAAATGATGGCTCGACAAGCTGAAGCTAGAAAAAAACAGTTAGCAGCTATTAAAAAAATGACATCCAAAGAGTTAAATGATGCCGTAGAAAGAAATAGATTAGAAGCATCATTAAAAGAACAGCTTAATCTAAATCCAGTAGAAAAGAAGAAATATATCGATCTAAAACAAATTGGAGCTAACGCTGTCACTAAATCTGGAGAAAAAATGGCAGAACAATTTTTATCGGCTGCTACAGCAAAGGCAATAAATAAACTATTAGGAAGCGAAGTTATGTTTGCAAATAATAAGAAAAAGTAGGTGAGGAATAATGGCGTTATCGAATACGGCCGTACCAAAATACTATGCCAAATTTAGAAACGCCGTTATGTCTGGCGAGATACCCGTAAACAAAGAGATATCAATGGAAATGAATAGAATTGATGCTCTTATAAGAAGTCCTAAATATTATTACGACGATCAAGCAACTGATGGTTGGATTGCATTTTGTGAAGATGAATTAACACTAACTGACGGTTCAGATGTATGCGTTTTAGAATCGTTTAAATTGTGGGCAGAGCAAGTGTATGGATGGTATTATTTTATTGAAAAAAAAGTATACGAACCATATAAAGATCGAAGAGGCGGACACTATGTAATAAAAATAATAAAAAAGAGACTCACAGTAAAGCAATATATAATTCTTGGTCGAGGCGGAGCAAAGTCGTTATATGATTCTTTTCATCAAGCATATACCCTGATAGTAGACACAACAACCACACATCAAATAACTACCGCCCCGACTATGAAACAAGCAGAAGAAGTAATGAGTCCAATAAGAACTGCAATAACGAGAGCCAAAGGACCGTTATTAAAATTCTTAACAATGGGGTCAATACAAAATACAACCGGTCCAAAATCAAATCGAACAAAGCTTGCGGGAACAAAAAAGGGTGTAGAAAACTTTATAACGGGGAGTCTGCTAGAAGTTAGACCAATGTCAATAAATAAACTACAGGGTCTTAGAGTTAAAAGAGCTACTGTTGACGAATGGCTTTCTGGTGACTTACGAGAAGATCCAATAGGCGCTATAGAACAGGGTGCATCAAAATTAAATGACTATTTAATAATTGCGACATCGTCTGAAGGAACAGTTAGAGATGGCTCTGGTGACACAATTAAAATGGAATTATTAAAAATTCTAAAAGGAGAATATGAAGCACCACACGTGTCGATATTCTACTATAAACTGGACGATATAAAGGAAATAAATCACCCAGAACTATGGGTTAAAGCCAATCCTAATTTAGGAATAACTGTCGACTATGATGTATATCAACAAGATGTAGAAAGAGCTGAAAAAGCCCCGGCATCAAGAAATGATATAATAGCCAAACGATTTGGTATACCTGTAGCTGGATTCACATATTTCTTTGCATATGACGACACAAGAATCCACCCAAAAAGAAACTATAATGGGATGCCATGCTCTTTAGGAATTGACCTTTCTAGAGGAGACGACTTCTGCTCATTCACTTTTGTTTTTCCACTATCAAACGGAAAGTTCGGGATAAAGACAAGAAACTATATAACAGAATTAACCTTTAGTAGATTGCCGGAAGCAATGAGATTTAAGTATATGCAATTTATAGAGGAAGGAAGCCTTGTGTTAATGCCCGAAGTCACATTAGAGATGATGTCCGTATACGACGACTTAGATAATCATATAATGCAAAAACAATATGACGTTAGATGTGTGGGCTACGATCCGTATAATGCTCTCGAATTTATAACCAGATGGGAACAAGAAAATGGACCATTCGGTGTTGAAAAAGTAATTCAAGGAAGCAAAACTGAAAGTGTCCCTTTAGGAGAAATAAAAGTGATGGCGGAAGAGAGATTCTTATTATTTGATGAATTGCTTATGTCCTTTACTATGGGTAACTGCGTTGTTGAAGAAGATTCAAATAGAAATAGAAAATTATATAAAAAGAGATATGAACAGAAGATAGACGCTGTGTCCGCTATGTTAGATGCATGGGTCGCATTAAAATTAAACAAAGAAATGTTCTTTTAAAAATTGGGGGGGGTATATGTACACCTATAACGATTACTGGCAAAGCAATTATATTAGACATTTCGGGGTCAAAGGAATGAAATGGGGCGTTCGAAAAGACAATAAACAAACGAACTATAAGGTGCGAAGCGGGCGATTGAATAAATTTGGAAAGAATGGACATAATATTCTTTATGTCACTGGAATTTCAGGATCTGGAAAATCATCTTTGACTTTAAATTTAGCAAAGAAATTTGATGCTGAACCAATTCACTTGGATTGGTATTACGATGGGCGTTCGAAAGAGAAAAGTCAGTTTTCGAAATTTCTAAAAGATAATGGAGTGAATCTTGATAAAGTACAAACAAAAGGAAAACTAAATTATCAAGAATCTGACAAAATCTTTCCGCTTCTAAAAAAATATTCGAAAAATCGAAAACTAATTGTTGAAGGTGTTCAACTTTTGGATGATACGATGGTTGAAGGAATGGCTGATGTTTTGAAAAAAGAACCAGTTATCAGCATACAAACGTCTGCTCGAGTTTCTTTTAATCGGAGTAACGATAGAGATAAAACAACTACAAAATTTGTAAATTCCGTACAGTCCAAGAAAATTCAAGAGATTTTTGATGTTAAAACAGGACTGGATAAGGATACAATCTTAAATTGAGAAAAGATAAAGGAGGTTTAAAATGACGCAACAGGAGTACAATGATTATATTGCTCATGGTGGTAAATGGGGATATACAAATGGTGTTCCAAACGGTAAGAGAAAAGCTGTAAAAAAATATAAGAATAGCGTAGATAAGTACTTGAAAAATGGCGTCGGCGAGTACATGAACAGCGTAGGTAACTACTATAAAAATGGTGTAGGTAACTACTATAAAAATGGTGTAGGTAACTACTATAAAAATGGTGTCGGTAAGTACTTGAAATATGGCGTCGGTAAGGACA